GTAGTTCCTTGACAAGTATGCCACTTAAATCCTGGCTTTTTGGTTCAAATGATGGTGTGGATTATGTGTTGATTAAAGAGTTGATAAATGATAATAGTAGTTTGAGTATTTCACATACAATTACCACCACGGAAAAATATAAAATTCTTAAATGGGTGGTAAGTGAAATTACTCCTAACACATTTGGATATTTTATAACGAATATGACAATGGGAGGAACTGCTTATTCTTCTTTAATTTTATCAACCCAAGACCAAATTGATGCGATTGATTTATCAGGAATTACAACAAATGCAACAAACATAACAGCAAATAGTGATGCTATAGCATCTATTGATTTATCAGGTATTACAACCAATGCAACAAATATAACAGCCAATAGTGATGCTATAGCTTCCATTGATTTATCAGGAATTACAACAAATGCAACAAACATAACAGCTATTAATGATACTATAGCATCTATTGATTTATTCAGTAAAACTGAACCAATTGATACAAATCTTGTTTATAATCTTTCCACCAACACTTTGACCCATAATTATAATGAAAAAACTTTATACATAAACCCATTGGATGACTTTTTACTTATGACTTGCGACTTGACAATTAATACACCAACAAATAATACCAACTACGTCCAGAAAGTATTGGTAAATTGTTTAGAATTTAAATCTTACATTAACACATTAAATATTAACGGAGAAACAGTGGAAATAAAATATAAAGATGGAGACACAAATATTAATCTCGCCCCTATTAGTGGTTATTCTATGATTATACAATCGTTTGATATTTTGCGTGAAAATGACGTGTGGTTGGTTATGAGTAGTATTAAATTATTTTATAATTCTTTTAGTAATACTACTTACGATGCAACCCCACCTACTTTAACTTTACTTGGAGACGCTGTTATGAATTTACAAATTAACACTACCTATAATGAACCTGGATACACTGCGAGCGATTTGTTGGACGGAGACTTATATTCATCAGTTGTAATTACTTCTAACCTAAATATGTCCCTTGTTGGTGCTTATTCCATTGTGTATGATGTGGAGGATGGCGCCCATAATACAGTTTCAAAAACTCGAATTGTAAATGTTTTTGATGATATAGCCCCCGTTGTTGTGTTGTTGGGTGATGCCGAAGTATCAGTAAATTTAAACGGTTCTTATACAGAACTGGGAGCAACGGCTACAGATAATAGTAATGAAACAATGACTGTTGTCATCACGGGAGCAGTTGATGAAACAACGGTTGGTGATTACGTGATTACCTACACGGCTACAGATAGTAATTCAAACACTCATTTTGTAACTCGCCTTGTTCATGTGGCAATTAATTATATTTTGCAGTATTCAAACCCCACCACAGATATTATTCAGTATGCAGATCTTTATGCTCAGTTTCCTGTTGATATGAGTGCTACTACAAATTTTCCATTTACTATTACTGGTAATGCAAACACCTACTTGAATGGAAATTATAATTTAGAGCATAGCATGTACCAAAGCACAAATTATGAAGCGAAGGAAATATTCAACCCTGCCACGAATAAACATTGGACCCAATATACAGGAGGTTATAATTACACATCTCATATTTTCGGACCCGTGTCAAAAATTGGTTATAGTTCTCCATATAACGGTAGTAATGTTTATGTTGGTTGGACAGATGAAAATGCTAAATTTATTTATCATTCAGTGAATGCTGGCGGAACCGATTATCCTGGTTTGTACCAAGAAATGACCTTTGCCTTTTATATTGAGGTGAATAAAATTGGAACAATGAATATTGGAGCTTGGGGAGGCACTAATATAATGTCTTTACTTGGAAAACATGATAATGGGGATTATGAATTTATTGCGACCTTAACAGTTCCACAATTAAACACCAATATTTTACACGAACAAGTAATTACAACAACAACTAAATTTAAAACCTTTCGGTTTGTTTATACTAAACCCTTTCTAAAAACTTGTATTACAAGACAAATAGCATTATATGGAGATATTTACACATCATAAAAAAATTAGTATATATTTTTGACGGGATTTTACATAAAATTTTTATATAATAAATAAATTATATAATAATATTTTATATAGGTAATATAATATGACATCATATGAAGCACCCAATTCAAGTAATATTTTTAATCCAAGTGATTTTGATACAGATAATGATAATGAGAATGAGAATGAGAATGAGAATAATAATAATGAATGTGAAAACAATAATATCAATCACGATAATTTTGTTACAAAAACAGGTTCAATTATTAGTGATATAGAAAATAACATATTAATAAATAAAAATAATATTGATATAAATAATAATAATATTGAAGTAAATAATAATAAATTAACTGATATTACATATGATGGAACATTTACAATTGTTGATAAAATAGAAATTAATGAAATTAAAATGAATGGTTTAAAACAAATAAGTGCTTTTTCTTCCACTGATAAAAATAAAATATATGAAAATGAAGGAAAAATATTATTAAATAAAAATGATATTAATACGAACAAAGTAAATATACAATCCAATACAGATAAATTAACTGATATTACATATGATGGAACATTTACAATTGTTGATAAAATAGAAATTAATGAAATTAAAATGAATGGTTTAAAACAAATAAGTGCTTTTTCTTCCACTGATAAAAATAAAATATATGAAAATGAAGGAAACATATTATTAAATAAAAATGATATTAATACGAATAAAGTAAATATACAATCCAATACAGATAAAATAAATAATAATACAACTTCAATAAATAATAATACGAATGATATTGTAGACATTAAAGTAAAAACAGACACCATCGATTCTGTGACAAGTACTATGATCAATACAAGACGTCAATTACATTTTCAAAACCCTTCAACTGGTAATACTATTGGCTATATTGGATCAGTTGGTGATGCATTGTATATTGGTTGTAGTGATTCAAAACCGTTTGTAATTAATCCTAACAGAGGATACATTCAACATTATTGCTCAGTAACAACGTTTGGTGATAACAATGGACCAGGAAAATTAATATTGAACAATCTAGGAACAAACACAGGTGAAATTCATATCAACAATGAAATACAAAAACGAGCATATACCGAAGCAGATTATACTACATTAACTGGGTTGTCAGACCAAACAACAGCTATAGAAACTAATGAAAATGCTATTCAAACTAATGCAAATGCTATATCAGCATTGGATACACGAGTTACTAATCTCCATAATCAAGGTATATCAAATCTATTTTTAATAAATTTAACACATCAAGACCTTAGTGGTTATGGTTCAAATAAGTTTCCAAACGGTCAAACAATAAGCTATACACATAATCTAAATATTGGATATATATTATATCACACATATGGAATGACAAATCATTTTTATTCTTCAGGAGTGTGGAGAAACAATTCAACTTGGGAAGTTAGTGCTAATATTCGTTTCAAGGGACATACATCATATATTTATCAATTACAGACAGGATTTCGTAATATTAATATCCAAGACCATTCTATTGAATCTGATACTACATCCTCGCTTATAGATGGTGGATTGAGTTCATCAGGAACAGGAACAAGTTTTTACAATACATTTAGATATAACACAGGAACAAATTATATAAAAGCTTCTTCTGGGGGAAGTCATCTTTATGGTAATTACACTTTCAATTTATGCACAGAATATAATATTAAAACTGCCAATTCTGGTGATATTCAATTGAAAGGACAATTAATGGTCCGTAAATTAGATGATTTATAAGGATAATATTATTATTGAAATATAATATATAAAATATATAATAAAAATATAATTTATAATATATTACTAAATGCCTAAAAAACAAATAAAAAAGGAAATAACAAATTTTTATGAATTAGAGGGAGTTCAAAAATTTATGAAAAAAAACATTAATCCTAATTATAAATATCATAAAATTAAAATTGAAATGAAAGGTTGTATTATTGGAAGTTCAGGAGCAGGAAAAACTCAAACTGTTCTTCAAATTATAAGTGATATGCCTAATACATTTAATAAAATTTATATATATACAAAAGCAGAAGAACCTTTATATAATTATTTACAATCTAAATTAAAACCACAAATATTATCTGTTAGTTATGATTTAAATGATTTAAGAAAATTTAAAGATGAGGATTATTACGGACAAACATTAGTAATATTAGATGATATGGTGAATGAAAAAGACCAAAAATGTATTCAAGAACTATATATAAGAGGTAGAAAGTTAGGTTGTAGTATGTTATATTTATCACAATCATTTTTTAAAATACCAAAAATTATTAGATTACAATGTGATTATGTTTTTATTATAAAAACACCTAACTTAAGAGATTTAAATTTAATCTTAACTGAATTTTCATTAAATGCCACAAAAGAACAAATGACTAATATGTATAATTATGTTTGTAATAGTGAAGAATTTGGAAATTTCTTTTTAATAGATATGAAAGCATCACAAAATTCAGGTTTAACATATAGAAAGAATTTTATAACAAAACTATTACCATCAAATTTTAATAAATAAATTTAATTTTATATAGTATATATTATATATAATGGCATATTACAATGATACAAGAAACATAAGAGAATTAATAACAGACCAAGAAATATCACATTTAGAATATCTAAATAAACGACAAAAAGAATTTGAAAATGATATTATTCCAGAAATTATGGATACAAGAACAAAGTATGAAAAATTAAAAGACAAAGATTATATTAATCAACAATTAAGAACAATGGCATATAATTTATTTGATAATGACATAAAATACAGTGAAAAGTTTATTCAATATTATAAATTAAATAATATAAATTATTCCAGATTTTCAACAATATATGATGATTTAGTAAAACGATTTAAAGGAACTGACGCACAACCTCATTTTGTTTTTAAAACAGCCGAAACATTAATGAAAAATATAATTAATACTGGAACAACTGGTGGATATAATACTAATACAATAATTGAAAGTTTAAATCAATTAAAGAATGATTTAGCAGATTATAATTTTAATAGTAATTACTTGGAACAACAATCAAAAGATAAATTGAATGCTATGATATATTTATATAAAAATGTATTCAATGATAAAACAAATATTACATTTCATTCTACAACAACATTAACAAAAAAAGAATTTGGAACGATTAAAAAAAATATGGCTTTAATAGTTAATAGAATTATTCAATTCTTAGTAAGTGATGATATAAGTGAATTTGATAAACAAGAAAACATTATGAGATTACTGGGTAGTATTAAAGAAGAAAGTATAATAAAAATTACAAAGTATCTTCAACAAAGTGATATAACGGTTGAATAATACTATATTATATAGTTATAATTTAATTATAATATAGTATTATACATATAATGAGTGGTTTAAAATTTGAAAATATACAAGTTAAATCAAGAAATTTAAAAAGTAAATCAAAAACTATAAATGATTTAATAAAAAATTTATATGTTCCATTTGGAAAGTATATTTTAAATACTAAACAATTAGACAATAATATTTTGTTGATTAAAAATAAGAAAGGACTTGCACCAATTGCTAAACTTAAAAGAACCCCAATAAGTAATGATTTCAAAAATTTATTAAAAGATTTAATTGATACACAAAAAATTAATATTGAATTACAAAAAGAATTAAACAATGATGAAATAATTTTGTTTGAAAAACTATTAACAATAAGTAATTTAGTTGAAGTATTAAATTATAAACGGTATTCTAAAACCGTTGATGACTATTTACACAGATTAACAATTATTCAGGGTTCATTTAACGCTGGTAATACATCAAACATTTTAAAACAAGAAGCAATAGATATTATAAAAGTTTTATCAAATTCTATAATTAATAAAATATCTCCTGTAGATGCTGAAATGTTAATTGAATGTTTAACATAATTTTTTAATTATAAATATATTTATAATATATATTTATAATATATATATGTCTGCTAATATTATACTTAATAAAAACCATATTAACAATTTTTATAATAGTGAATTAAGATATGAATTTAATAAACCACATACATTTAACAAAGGGGATACTATTGCTGTTTCTCATATAAATTTATTCTATAGTTGGTTTAACATTACAAGTTATTACAATAATAATAAATTTCAATATGTATGGTGGGATGCTAATGGTGAATTAACTAATATTGTAGATGTAATTATTCCTGATGGTTATTATAGTGTTAATACATTAAATGAATTCTTGCAGTCAGTAATGGTAAAAAATAAACACTATTTATCAAATGGTTCAAATAATATTTACTTCATTGAATTTTTAACAAATACCACCTATTATAGTATTGAAATAAGATTATCTTCATTAAAAACAATTGAAGAATTTGGTAATAATGTTGTTTTACCATCAAACGCTACTTGGATTTTACCTATTGAATATCAAACTCCTAAAGTCAATATTTTATCAAATAATAATTTTCATAAATATCTTGGGTTTTATCCTCGTTCATTTTTTCAAGATTTAACCGTTCAACCAGCTTCAACATCTCAATATTCTTTTTTAAATGAATTTACACCAACAATAGACCCATCCAGTAGTTTTATCATAACTTGTAATTTAGTTGATAATTTATTAAGTTCTCCAAGTGATGTTATTACTGCATTTACTACTCCTAATAATGTGAATATAGGTGACCTAATAAGTTTAAATAGTGATATTGTATATTCAAAAATAAAAGAAGGAACATATAGAGAAATTATAATTAAAATTTACGACCAAGATTTTAACTTAATGCAAATTAAAGATAATAATATGTTATTTGTGTTGAGTATTTTGAAACAAGACATTTAAAAATAAAAATATATAGTATAATTAATATAATGGTATATTCAAGAAAAAATAGAACAGTTATGAATAAATCACATATTGTTGGGGGTGCTTATAATGAAATTAAAATAGAAAAAGAAATTGAAGATAAAATTAAAAATAAAAATCAAACTGTTATTAATATTCCAACAAAAAATGAAACCGATGAAAAACTAAAAACATTTGTTAATTTTAAATTTAAATAATTTTTTATTTTGAAATTTATATATTTAAATAAAAATATATAATACATATTATATAATGGATAAAGATAATTTAGTGTTGAGCCAATCTACAGAAAATCAAGATAGTCCTGATGAAGTATTCCTCCAAAAACAATTTTTATATCAATTAGATACTAATGGAAGTAGTGATTATTCAAGAAATGAAATTGAATATGTCACTTCTTCTTGGTCTAATAGTGGTAAATTTATTAATCTTCGTGAGGGTGTTGCAGTTATTCCTTTGGTATTTTCAGTTAAAACTAATAATCATGATATTCCTGCTGATTTTGATTTGAAATTGAAAAGTGATAATTTAAATATTATTAACAGTTTTATGTGTGATTATAATAATGAAAATGTAGTCCAAGCCAATCCCGAAATCAGTCCTTATCTTCAATTTTTAAAGAATACTTCTTCTTCTGTTGATGATACTAAACTAATGGCTCATACAGGTTTAAGAGATACTACCAAATATGATTGGGATTATTCAAGTGGTAATGGGGTTTATCTAACAGATACTGAATTTGATAAAATCCCAAATCCTTTTTATGAAAATGACCCTCAAAAAGAACTTTTACTTGGAACTGTAGATGAAAAAACAGGTATTAATTATGTTAATAAAAACGCTGCAAGAGAACATTTTTATTATTATAATTGTTTCATCCGATTAAAAGACCTTCCATTTATGGATAGTATGGTTTTAAGTAGAGGTTCAAATTTGAGAATGTTATTTACTCTAAATCAATTATATATGAAAATTGAAAATAATGCAGGAACTATTACTCAAACAATAAATAAAAAAGGCTCCGCAACTCCTTTTTTAATGTCATTAGATAATGTTATGAGTGTTATTCCTAATTCTACAGATACTTTAACTATTACTTGTAATGTGGCTAAAACCACAAATAGTAAAACGCACGCTTTAGGTCAATCAAGACTATATGCTCCAGCCTATACATTATCTCCCGAAGTTAAGAAATCTTTTGAAGTATCACCACAAAGACATTTAGTGTATAATGACGTTCATATGAACCATATTAGAAAAGTTTCTAAAGGTTCATTTAATTATTTAGTGACTAATGCTATTACCAGATTAAAAAGACTTATTATTGTTCCTTATCTTTCTGAAAATGGAAGTATTGGGTGGGATAGTATATCTTCTCCATTTACTGAAGATGGATTATGTCATCCTGCTCCTTGCACTATTCAAGATTTTAATGTTTCTGTAAGTGGCGTTAATGTTTATTCATCTTCAAGAAAATTTAAATTCGAACAATATTTAGACGAATTGGATGGTTCTCATGGTGCTGAAGGCGGATTAATTGACGGTCAAAGAACTGGATTATTTGGACTTCAAGATTATGAAAGTAATCAAGGATATATTGTAGTTGATTTAAGTAGAAAAAATGAACCAGATGAAACTGTGCCTGTTTCTATTGAAATCTCGGGGGTTAATTCTGGAACTAAGGATTTGGAATTATTATGTTATATGGAAATTGAAAAAGATGTAAAAATGGATTGTGTGACTGGAATGAAACTTTAACTTTTTAATTATTTATTATAATATATAAAAATTATTATAATATATAAAAATTATATATAACTATATTATATACATAATGAGTAATTGGATTGAACACGTCAAAGCATATGCTAAACAACACAATATTCCTTACAAACAAGCAATGAGTGAGGCAAAGTCATCATATCAACAAGTAGAAGGTGGAAAAATTAATATGAAAAAAATTAAAAAAACAGTTAATAAAGCATCTAAAGGTGTTAGAAATACAACTAAAAAAGTTTCAAAAGCAATTGAAAAACACGGTCATTATTTAGACTATATTGATAGTGACTTGGGTGATAATTTAAGTGATTTTAACAAGGGATTAAAGGGAATTAATAAATCCGCTGATAGAGCAGTTAATGCAACTGGTGGAAAAGTTAAAATGAAAAATGTAGTAAGAAAAACAAAAAACAGTGTTAATAAAGTTAATAAAATTGCTAAAGAATTAGAACCATACGCTGAAATGGCTATGAGTGGTGCGGGTGTTGGTATGAATGGAGGAGGTGGTTGCCCTCATTGTGGTATGAGTGGAGGTTCATTTAAAGCACTTGGAGGTTCATTTAAAGCACTTGGTGGAGGTATTCAATCAAGTTTAATTGGTCCATCTCATCCATCATTTGACCCTAAACCACCTAAAAGTGTTAAAAAAAGACAAATTGAAAATTAAATAATCTTTTTTATAATAAATATTTATATATACAATATATATAAATGATTGAATTACTAACAAATTTTAATTTGGAAGAACTATATAAAAAATTAAACTTAAATTTAAACGCTGTTTTAAATAAAGATTTATTAAAAAATATTACTCCCAAAGAAGGTAATTATATTATTAATTTACAAAATAGTTATAGTGGTTCTGGAACTCATTGGGCTTGTTTTATAATAAAAAAAGATATTATAATTTATTATGATAGTTATGGGGTTCCAATGCCTACAGACTTATTATTATTTTTTTATAGATATAAAAAAGGTATTTCTATTATTTATAGTATAGACCAGATACAACATTATAATAGTATATTATGTGGTTATTATTGCTTATATTTTCATTATTACTATTCCAAAAGTAAATTGAAAGATAATAAACAAATTCTTAATAAACATAATGCATACTTTGTAAAACAAAATAGAAAATTAAATGATAAAATATTACAAAAATTAATAAGTAATATTTTTAAATAATTAAAAAAAGTTCAGGTTTTGTTTTAACAATGGGAGGATGTAATTTATCATATCTTTTAGTATAATAATATTTTCTTCTTTTTTCAATTTCAATATTTTTTTTTAAACAGTTCTTTTCAAATGAAAGAATTTTATTAATATTTTTATCTTTTAATTGTTTCTTATTTTTATAATAATTTCTTTGATATTCTAAATATTTTTCTTTATCTTTATACATTATAAATTATTATAAGAATTTTTTATTAAATCAAAATAAATATCGGTTAAATTTATTGTATGGTTTTTAAAATGTTGATAATAATAATAACCAAACCCTTCAGGATAATTATTAATAAGATGTTTCATATATTTTATATATTCTTGAGAACTATTCCCATTTATTAAATTTATATTTTTTAAAGAGGAATATTTCATATGATATTCCTCTTTAAAAAATTGAAAAATTGAAGGAACTATTAAATCATTTTCTAAACATTCAATATATAAATTATTTGTTTCATTCATCATATTATTAATAATTTTATATTCTGTATATTCAACCATTATATATATATTATAAAAAAATAATTAAAATAAAATATTATAATATAATTTATTTTTTTAAAAATAAAAACAATTAAAAAATATTTTATATAATATATTTATATATAATGAATATGAAAACAATCCAATTTGATTATAAGTTTGAAGGCAAAAACTATTTCAATAATTCATTTGATGAATTTAAAACTAAAATTAATAAATCAAAAAATGATTTTGATGCTTCTATGGACTTAAAAGCATTAATTGTTAATGAAACAAAAGATTATTATGAATATACAGGTGATGCTACAGATTTATGTAATCTTTATTTTGATATTGATGTTAAATTTGAAAATGAAAAGGATTATAATTCAATAATGAAAAATGATAAATATATACTCATTGAAAATAAAATTAAATCATTTGTTTTTGATAAATTAAATGAAATAAAATTAGAAAATATGAAAGAAATTAAATTAGTTGATTGTAGAAATCACAGAATAACTTATGAAAACAAATATAAATTTTCATACCGTTTATTTTGTTATACTCATAAATTAGAAAAATATAAAATAAAAAATATTATTATTTATTTAAATAAAATAGCACAAGAAAATAAAGACTTAATTAATTTATTACCATTTGGAAGTAATAAAATATTTGATGAAGTCATTTATAATACTCATAGAAAAATGCGTTGTGTTAATTCTTCAAAACCAAATGAAGAAGAACCATTAAAATTATGTAATGATAAAGATAAACCATATAAAACACTTATTCAATTACATAAATTTAAAAATTGTGAATTATATAAAACAAATATTATTAATCTTGATGAAAAAATTAAAGTTTATGATAATGTAAATAAACATTTTGATAATGTTGGAAATGGCAATAGATATATGTTTAATATTACCATTGAGGAAATTGATTATATATTAAACAAATTAAATAATGAATGGTATGAAACAGATCATTATAAATGGTTAAATGTTATGACTGTTATAAAAAATTTATATAATTCTGGTTTTTATGATAATGAAAAGTTATATATAGTATGGGATAAGTTTAATAAACAAGGAGCCAATTATAACTCTGAAAATAATTATAAACAGTTTATGGCTAATGAAGGTAAAATATTAAATATTAATTATTTAGTTTGTATGGTTAATAAAATCAATAAAACATCTATTCCATGTTTTAAAAAATATGTTCCCATAAATGACCCTCTTAAACTACTCAATAATTTTGAAACTCAAGTAATTGAAATAAATAATAATAAAAAAACTTATATGAAATTAAATTTAAATGATTTTATTAATAACGACACTTTAATTTTGCAAGGCACAACTGGCACAGGTAAAACAACAATTACAGCTAAAATATTAAATATGTATAAAAAATTATATCCTGATGTAAAATTTTTATCAATTGTTGATTTAGTTAAACTGGCAGAACAACAAATTATTACATTTGAAAAAGAAGGTTTAAAATTATCAAATTATAAAAATATTGAAAATTCATATCAATTTGAAAAAGAAAATATGATTGTATGTTGTATTAATTCTCTACATTCAAAATTTAATGATATTGAACCAAATAATTATATTATTTATATTGATGAAATTAATTCATTTATTGAAAATTATTTAACTAATGATTTATTAAATACACATTTACAAAAAACAAACCGAATTTTAATGGGTATTATATCAAAATGTAAAAAATTAATTGTTAGTGATGCACACATTAATAATTTAACAATGCTTTTTTTAGAAAAAAGAAAAACAAAGAATGGTTTATATATTAAAAATCCATATAAAAAATATGAAGGTATTGAAGCAATGAAATACAACAAAGAACAAGATTTTATTAATGAAGTTAATAGAAAAATAAAAAATAATGAATACTTTTTATTTGGTTGTGATAGTAAAACTATTATTGAACGGTTATATAATAATTGTATTGATATTTTTAAAGACAAAAAAAAACATTTTATATTAATTACAAAAGACCATAAAATAGATATTGAAGATGCCTCTAAAGATTTTAAAAATAAATTTGTTTTTTATTCACCAAGTATTAAAACAGGAATTGATTTCAGTATTGATGAAGCACAAGAATCGCTTTTATATATTAATGGAAAAACTATTAGTAGTGAGGGTTTATTTCAACAATTAACCAGAACACGAAATTTAAAAGGAATTAAATATTATTCAAATTGTGAAAGTAATCTCTTAAAACACGATACTTTAAAAGATACAGAGCAATATTATGATAATCTTATTGTATATAGTAATAATTTAAATGAAACTGAAACTAATTTAAGAAATCTTGTTTGTTATAACGATGACGAAGAAACAAAAATATGTAAAAGCACTTTTTATAAATTATATATTCAATATTCATATAAACATAATATTCAAGAAACTAATAAACTTATACATTTTGAAAATATTTTAAAACAAGAAGGTTTTGATTTATATCAAAAAGGTAATATTAAAAAATTAAACCATTCTATGAAAGATATATTAAAAGCAAAAACTATTAAAATTAATAATGAAATGTTTAATACATTTTGTGATTTATCCATTAAATTAGACAAATTAAATAATAATACTGATAATATGGAAATATTTGATATTAAGGGTGAATTACAAAACCCATTATATGATAATTTACACAATAAAATAAATCACTTATGTTTATCCCCTAATCAATATAAAAAATATCAAGTTATTTTAATGGATGATATTATTTATGATAAATTATTTAAAATAAGAAATCTATTTTTAACTAATGAACGATTACATAAAATCATTGAAAATGTATATGGCACAAACGAAAATGTTAAAATTATAAATAATAAATATTCTAAAATTATTGCCCTTAGAAAATTTGAAAAAGTTAATAATATTAAACCATTTGATATTAATTTTAATAATGATAATAAAACTAATGTTAAAAATAATATTGATGATGATTTTTTTAATAAACTCAAAATTCAATTTAGAATTGATGAAAATATTGAAAAACCTGAAAATATTCAAAATCTTAATAAAATATATATTCAACTTATTAAAAACATTACCGGTGATGATTTAAATTTTATTATAAATAAAAGAAAACAAATCAAAAAAGTTCGCAATACCCATTATTTAATTGATAATAATAAAACCAAATGGTTATTTGATTGTATTTTTAATAATCAAAAAAATAGTGTTAATTTAGATATTAACTTATTACAAAAAATTAATGTTAAAATTCCTAATTATAATGATTAATAATATTCATTCAATTCTTCATTATATTTAACATTGTATTTTTCTATTGTATCTTTTTTTGGTGTATAATTATTTTTATTTAAATTATAAATAATATCATATCTACTTTTTCTATATTTTTTATCTTTATTTAAAAATACATATTTTTCTTTATTTTTAAAATATTCTAATTCCATCCTTATACTATCACAATCTTTTTTATCTAATTCTTGTTTATCATCAATAATTTTAAAATAATTTCTTGACGCTGTATCCACACTATGGCGCATTTGAAGTGATATTTTCTTCTTTTTAGCATAATTCAAACCTTTATTATAATTTGATGTTATATATATACTTCTCATATTATCAACATTTAAACCTGTTATTTTACTTTCTTTTTCTATCCAGTTATTTATGGTTGTATTTGTTGTTTTTGTATCCCCAAATAAATATTCTGTAGGATTTTTTTGATATTTTAATATTATTGCTCTACATAATTCTTTATTCTCTATTTCAATAATTGAATTCCTATTATTACCATACACTTTTGTATTACTCACTTTATCCTTATTAATAATATAAAAACATTTACTTCTATTAATTAAAAAATAATTATCTATTTTATTATTCAGTTTAGATTGTTTTATTATTTTGGCGGAATAATAATATGAAGTTCTTAAAGGTGGTTGTAAAACCAATAAACATAATAATAATTGACTATTAGTTAAATCTTTCATATTATAAGTTTTTATAATCTCTTCAAAATATTCCAAAGGTTGATACTTTTCTTTTTCTTTTTTATCCATTATATTTAAATTTTCTTTTTCGTCATTTAATACTTTTAAATCATATCCAGCCTGTTTAAATTTTTGTGAATAATACCTATCTTTTTTTATGTCTAAATATCTACCTACTACAAAATGCAATTTTTCTTTTGATGAATTTGATAATTTTAAATCATTTATAAATTTAAATAATTTTCGTTTATTTAAATCTATATAATTATCTATTTTAATATTATTATTATCCTTTTTAAACAAATTAAATAATCTTTTGTGTTCTTTTATATGTTCTTTACTCCAAACTTTTTTATTAACCATTATATATAATATATATTATAAAAAAATTATTTTATACTATTTAAATAGTATTATAAAATAAAAAATTAAATGTTCGATAAAACAATTTCACTTTTTTTTTTCTCCGCTTTCCTTTTTAAATATTGTTCTCTATTCATTTGTTGATTTGTTTTCTTATTTCTATTCACTCCAACAATAACTTTTAATAAATCATTGGGTTCATATTCATTATTTCTATTATTTAAACAATTATTGTTATTTTTCATATTTTCATAAATATAATTATGACATTCATATTTATCTTTAAAATCTCTTTCTACCTTCTCTATTTTTATGTTATTTTTTTGAATAATTATAAAAGCATCATCAAAAAAGGTCTTTTGTTTTTTCTTCATTGATTGAGTATAATTATATATTATTCTATGCAATATTTTTGACATATATAATTCTTTATTTACTGAAAATAATAAATAATATCTATCATCATTTAAACTTGTAATTTTATACACACCATACATTATAATTATATTATATAAATTATTTTTTAATTGTTTTTATTTATTTAAAATAAAATTTGTCTATAGTTTTTAATAGTAAAAATATTCATCAATCCAAAAATTAAATTGTTTATCACATTTTTTAAACATTTATTTTTTAATTGATTTTATTTTTTAAAATTAAAAATAATTAAAAATAATTTGTAAAAAAAAATATTTGTAAAAAAAATAAGTAAAGTAAGAAATAAGAGTAAATAAAAAAATAAAAAAAATAAAA